ATGAGGAATGGCAATACCTGCAACAGCATGACCCAGATGGGTGGAAGCAGGCGGTGGAGCTGGACAAGGAAATCAGAGAGGTGTACGACGAGGGGCAAGAAGAGCTATTCTTACACCGTTCGAGGGTGCCACTAGACCAAGTGCAGCTAGGTGATACGGGTGGCCAGCTGGAACTATTCCCAACGGGGTGCTCATCAGGGCACTGCTTCACATGAATGGACCAGAGCAGGTTCGCCTTTTTTTTGAGCGATGCCTGACCCACCACAAGGGCGAGCTCGCCGGTAAGCCATTCATCCTGGCAGACTGGCAGTATGAGAGCATCATCAAGCCCCTGTTTGGTACAAAGGGCAAGGATGGCACCAGGCAATACCGAACCTGCTACATTGAGGTGCCGCGAAAGAACGGCAAGAGCACCCTGGCCGCCGGTGTGGCACTATACCTTTTATTCGCCGATGGGGAGCCGGGAGCCGAGGTGGTATCGGCAGCGGCGGACAGGGAGCAAGCCAGGATCGTCTTTGACCTGGCGGTTCAGATGGTGCAAGCATCACCTGTGTTGAAGGCGAGGAGCACCATCTACCGCACTCACATCGAGACCAGGAACGGTGGCAGGTACAAGGCCATCAGTAGTGAAGCCTATACCAAGCACGGCTTGAACCTTTCCGGCATCATCTTCGACGAGGTGCATGCGCAGCCGGATCGTGAACTGTGGGAAGTGCTGGCAACCTCGACAGGAGCCAGAAGGCAACCGCTAACCTTCGCCATTACCACGGCAGGATTCGACCGCTCATCCCTGTGCTGGGATCTGCACACCTATAGCAGGAACATCCTGGAAGGAACCGCAGAGGACCCGACCTTTCTTCCAGTCATCTTCGCCGCCGACCAGGAGGATGACTGGACCGCACCTGCCACCTGGAAGAAGGCCAACCCAGGCTATGGCGTGAGTATCAAGCCGGAATACTTCTCCAATGCCATCACCGAGGCGAAAGCCAACCCGTCGAAGGAGCAGAGCTTCCGCCGCCTGCACCTTTGCCAATGGACGGAGAGCAGCACCCGGTGGCTGAACATGGACCGCTGGGATTCCTGCCAGGAGGAGGAGTGGCCAGACCTCGATGGAGCCACCTGCTACGCCGGCCTCGACCTCTCCGCCACGCTGGATCTCACCAGCCTGGCCCTCGCCTTCCCGGTGGATGACAGCATCTACGTGCTCAGCTATTCGTGGGCACCGAAAGGTGCACTCCATGAACGAGAGCGGAGGAACCGTTCGCGGATTGAACCATGGGCAGCCAGGGGGCACATCGAGATAACCGATGGAGATGTCATCGACTACGAGAGAGTGACGGCGAAGCTACTGGAGCTCTCGAAACGGTACAGGATTGCCGAGGTGGCCATCGACCGCTGGAATGCCGCGGCAACCGCTCAGACCCTGCAAGCTCAGGGCCTGGAGGTGATCGCCTTCGGCCAGGGGTACGCCTCGATGAGCCCGGCGGCGAAGGACTTCGAGGCGCTGGTGATGGCCGGGAAGCTCCGCCATGATGGCAACCCGGTTCTCCGCTGGAGCGTGGGCAACGTGGTCATCGAGCAGGACAGTGCCGGCAACATCAAGCCGAGCAAGGCGAAGAGCACGGAGAAAATTGACGCTGCCATCGCAGCAATCATGGCTGTGGCCAGGGCCCGTATCGGGCATGCTGGTGGTGGTACGTCGGTTTACGAGGCACGTGGGCTGTCCATGCTGTGAGTCTATCGTGCGGGTGAAATGTTACACTCTCTCGCATGAAGATCCTCGACCGCATCACCTCCTGGTTCAATCGGGGCTGGTCCCTGCGTGATCCTGCTCTGGCCAGGGCTCTGATGAGCACCTCGCCAACAGAAGCCGGTGTGGGAATCACCGAGGGCTCCGCCCTGTCCATTGCTGCGGTGTGGCAAGCGGTGCGGGTCATCTCCGAGACGGTGGCCAGCCTGCCGCTCATCCTCTACCGGCGAGATGGTGCAGCCAGGACCAGGGCGGCGGAGCATTCACTGTATTTCCTCCTTCACGACCAGCCCAACCCGGAGACTCCCGCCCTGGTGTGGCGAGAGACCATATTGGCTCACGCCTTAACCTGGGGCAACGGGTATGCCGAGATTCAAAGGGACTTCCTGGGTAATCCCATCGCCCTCTGGATCATGACGCCCGACACCATCGAGCCGGTGCGAGACGAGGAGGACCACCTGGTCTACCGCCAGCGCAGGACCGATGGAGGGTACACTGTCATTCCAGCCGCCGATGTGTTCCACATTCGCGGCCTGTGCTGGGATGGCCTCAAGGGGTATTCGGTGGTGAAGACGGCAAGGGACAGCCTCGGGCTGACCATGGCCACGGAGCGATTCGGGGCCAGGTGGTTCGGTTCTGGCTCCAGGCCGAGCGGTGTGCTCGAGCACCCAGGCCGGCTATCTGACGATGCCCGCACCAGGCTGAGAGATGACTGGGAGCGGCTGCACTCCGGCGTGGCCAACTCCAGCCGGGTGGCCATCCTCGAAGAGGGCCTGAAGTTCGAGGCTCTCTCGGTGCCGCCAGAAGATGCCCAGTTCCTCGGCACTCGGCAGTTCCAGCTAGGTGAGGTTGCCAGGTGGTTCAACCTCCCGCCATCGAAGCTGCGAGACACCCAGGCCAGCAGCTACAGCAGCCTCGAGATGGAAAACCTCCAGTTCCTCTCCGAGACACTCCGCCCATGGCTCATCCGCTTCGAGCAGGAGATCTCCGCGAAGCTGTTGAGACCAGAGGAGAGGCGGACGCATTATGCCGAGTTCCTCGTAGAGGGGCTCCTGCGTGCGGACCAGAGCACCCGCTACCAGGCTTATGCCGTGGGCCGCAACTGGGGCTGGCTCTCCGTCAACGAGATCAGGGCCAGGGAAAACCTCGACCCCATCCCTGGCGGCGATGAATACCTGCAACCGCTGAACATGCAGGCCCTCGGCACCGAGCCCACCGCTGCACCGGCAGGAGATCCCAGCGTGCAGAGCCTGATGGATCCCGACGAAGTGCTTTCCACCAGGGCCGTAGTGCGGGACGATGAGGGCTCGAAATGAACTTCATCGGCAAGGCCATCAGCTGGCTCATCATGGGTGGCCGCTCTGGCCGGTGGACGAAGGTGCGGGAGGAGCACTTGAAAGAGAATCCGAGCTGCGCCGCCTGCGACAAAAGAGAAGACCTGGTGGTGCACCACATCCAGCCGGTGCACCTCTTTCCGCACCTGGAGCTCGAGCCCAACAACCTCATGACCCTGTGCCATGAGTGCCACTTCACCTTCGGGCACCTCGGTGACTGGAAGAGCTACAACCCAGAGGTTGAATACGATGCGGAGCACCACCTCCAGAGGGTGCGCACCTACAGGGGGAACACATGAAGACCACCATGGAAAAGCGGCTGAGCAAGGCCGAGCTGGATGGACGCAAAATCTTCGGCTACGCCGCGGTGTATGGGCCGCTCTCGGAGGACCTGGGGGGCTTCCGGGAACGCGTCTCGCCATCCGCATTCAAGCGCATCGTGGACGATGAGACCGTTGACGTGAGAGCCCTGGTGAACCACGACACCGCCATGGTTCTGGGGCGGAGGGCATCGGGTACGCTTTCGATCCGCTCGACGGAGCATGGCCTGCGGGTGGAGATCGACCCACCGGACACCAGCTACGTGGCCGATCTCAAAGCACTGATGAAGCGTGGTGATGTCTCGCAGATGAGCTTCGGCTTTTTCGTTCGGCCAGGTGGAGACACCTGGGGAGAGGAGAACGGGCAGCGTATCCGCACCCTCACCGATGTGGAGCTGATTGAAGTTTCGGTGGTGACCATTCCGGCTTACCCGGACACCTCCGCCGCCCTGCGTTCGCTTCGTGGCATCGACCAGATGAGAGCTATACGAGACCGAGAGCTGTGGATGATGAAGAACCGTATCGTGCGACCCAGATTGTACACTCCAGACTAATGACCTTTTTTAGGGGGACTGATCGGATGAAGACTCTTTTTGACGACCATGCGAAAATGGTCAAACAACTGCTCGAGGAGCGGGCGGCCCTGATCGGTCGCCTCGATGAACTCAACAAGCGAGAGCTGACGCCTGAAGAACAGGTGGCATGGGATGCTCTCACCGCTCAGGTGGCCGACCTGGATGCCAGGGTGGCTGACCTGGAAACGTATGTGATGGCTGACGGCTCCGAGGATACGCAGGAGGCTCCGCCGCCGCCGCCTGCTGCTGAGGAGAATGGCAAGAACCTTTCCAGCATCGAGAGCCGCCTGAAGGCACTCGAAGCAAAGGTGACCCGGCGAAGCCGACCGGCCCAGCCAGGAACCGGCCCGTACTTCGTGCGGGATGTCAATGATCGCCGCTTCACCGCTGATCGAGAGCTCGCCTTCCGTGGCTGGTGCATGCAGCCAACCGGCAAGGTCACCGACGAGCACCGAGCCGCTGCCGACCGCATCGGCTTTGACATGGCTCACAAGGTACTCAACCTGCGGCTGTGGAATGACGCTGAGCGGCGAGCCCAGTCAACCAGCACCACCGCTGGCGGCTACCTGGTTCCGACCGGCTTCCTGCCGGAACTGGAAAAGGCTCTCCTGTACCATGCCAATCACCGCGAGATATCTCGCGTCATTCGCACCGAGACCGGCAACCCGCTGCAAGTCCCGACCGTGGACGATACGAGCAACAAGGGCGAGCGCGTCTCTGAAAACAGTGCCTTTAATGCTCAGGACGTAACCTTCGGCCAGGTCACGTTGAATGCCTACCTGTACAACTCCAAGCTGGTCAATGTGTCCATCCAGCTCATGCAGGATTCTGCCATCGATGTTGCAGGCATGCTGGGTGAGATGCTCGGACAACGCATTGGACGCATTCAGGCCGATGAGTTTACGACCGCGAACGGATCCAGCAAGCCCGAGGGTATTGCCTACAGTGCTGCCGCAGGCGTCACCGCAGCGAGTGCCACCGCCCTCGCCGTGGATGACATCATCGGCCTGGTGCACAGCGTAGACCGAGCCTATCGAGACATCAACACCTGCCGCTTCGCCATGCACGACAGCATTCTTCTCGCCGTGCGGAAGCTGAAGAACGGGCAGAACGAGCCCATCTTTACCGAGAGCTACCGGGTGGGCGAGCCTGATCGCATCCTCGGCTATCCGGTGTCCGTTTTCAACTACATGGATAGCACCATCGCCTCGACGAAGCGCACCATTCTCTTCGGCGACTTCTCGAAGTACGTGGTGCGTGACGCGATGGACATCCAGATCGTGCGGATGGACGAGCGTTATGCGGAGTATGGCCAGGTGGCGTTCGTGGCCCTCATGCGTTCGGATGCTCGCTATCTGAACACCGCCGCAGTGAAGAGGTTGACCCACTAATGAAAGTTAGACTCCTTGAATCGATGGCTTCCACCGAGCAATCGTGGAACGCCGGAGACATCCGCGAGGACCTGCCCGACGAGGAGGCCAGCCGCCTCGTCGAGCGGGGAATTGCCGAGTGGGTTTCCCAGCCAGCCGCTCCAGCGGTTCGCGCTGAAAGCCCAGAGAAAAAAGCGAAGGCCAA